GCTAAGTTGAGCGATTGCCGCACTTCCTCTAAGTTGTCCGAGTGTAACACGTGCACCTTCTTCATGATTTTGATCCGATGATGTGCGCTTAAGATGCGACACAAGAAATAAAGCAATGCCTGTGCGTTCAACTAATGAACGTAAGCGTGTCATAGTAGTGTCTATCATCCTCCGCTCGTCTCCATCCAATCCACTGAGGAGGATAGACAGGTGATCGAGAAAGATAACCTTGGTATCGAGACCTGCAGCAAGATATTCAATACGATTGTATATAATATCAGGATCAAAAGATCCAAACCCATCAAAAAGAAATAAATCCCAATTGGCAAGCGTTCTCTCATAGGCGTCAGTCAACGTAGAACGATCATGTTCACCCATGTGTAATGATTTACCTACAATAGGGGACATAAGTCCTAAAGCAGTACGGCGGTTTGACTCTTCAAGCGCCAAGTAACCGACCCGTTCTCCTTTCGATAACAAATGAGCTGCCAAGTCTCTACAGACGGACGACTTCCCTTGTCCAGATCCGCTAGTAATAGTGATAAGCTCTCCGTACCGGATCCCGTGAAGTTTTGCTTGTAATCCTTGAAATGGGTAATCATGGTCTGATGGTGGTGATGGTGTGGTTACAAGCTCTAGAAGTGTTTTGCCATCGACAATGCCATCAGGGCGGAACGGTTTGGCGTCCCAGATAGCTCGGCATACAGCGTCAGAGTCGTTGGCTTGGAGGGCGTCTGATGCGTCCTTGTAAGCTCCTTGGAGGTGGGCAATCTTGACCTTACCTGGTGGTAGTACACTAGCACACTCTTCAGCTGCCTGACGACCTGGTGGGTCATTGTCATAAAATAGTACAATCTCATCGTAGCCTTGCAGTAATGGTAGTTGCTTTTGTACAGCTTTCTTAGCACCAGCAGCACCAGATGGTACGGAAACCATAGGCCACCCTGGCATACACTCAGACCCACTAGCTGCATCCATCTCGCCTTCAAAGATGACGATACGTTTACCAGTAGTAGGGTAGAGATGTTGTCCGAAGAATGTACCAGGTACCTCACCCTCATATGAGAATGACTTACCCTTTGTCTTTACCTTGGCACCTTTGACGATGCCTGATTCGTCATGATAGTAAAAACGGAGCTTATCACCATCACGGTAGATTTTATACTTCTCACATACTTTTTGTGAGATGTTACGTTTCTGCAGCCTTTGGGCTGAGCCTGTTATTTGCACACTTTTGGTTTGATGAATGTGTAAAGAAGGTTCATCATCACCGTGCGTATAGTAATGACAAACAAAACAATATGTATGACCATCATCATAGACACTCTTAGCATCTGATGATCCGCACTCCTCACATGGTTCATGAAATAAAAATTCAGAGGAGCCAGTCGATAGGGATGTTTTGGAAGGATGTCCAAGGGATGTCATGCTTTTCGCACCACTTAGCGTATGTAGTTTTTGATTTCTTACTGATCTTATTGAACGGTGCCTGAAAGACCATACGTAAGTCAAGTTTAGGATTTAGCTCCTTCACTGCCCTGATCTTACGACGATCTGCAGGATCCCAGTACCCCTTACATTCCAACACAACACCATTTGGTAACACGAAGTCTGGTGTGTAAACGTGCTGGATAATGTAACGTACTTTAGTTGTTTCGTACTCGTATTTAACTCCAAGATCGACAAGTAGATCAGCTACCTTTTCTTCGAGCTTAGACCTAAATGCCATTAGAAGTCATCAGAAATGTTCTCCGGGATAACAGTGACAACAGGATCAGCAGATTTATAACCCTCAGTCTTACCAAACAGGGCAGCTACATCTTCAGCAGCCATATCGCCAGTGTCTACACCAGCTCCTGAATTGAGAGACACCAATTGTACACCAACCAGTTTAAGGCTTGTTCCATAAGTAACACCATCTTTGAGGATGTATGGTTTCTGATAGAACGCCAGCTTAACTTGGCTACCAGAATACATGGGCGTATTCTCGTCTGTGACAGGTGAACCTTCGGTGTCAACGACTGGCGGACGGTTCTCTTCATTCCAGCTGAACTTAACTTTGAATTGACCTTCAGTAACTTCTTCCCATGGCTCAGGCTTCAGGGTAGCACGCTTGGGGTTTTTCAGTTTAGATTGTGCCCATTCAAGAGAATTAATACGATCATCTTCTAGGGCTTCAACCATCTCGCTATTAACAATAGCAGAAAGGGAATAGCCAAATTTACTTGGCTTCAGTACAGCTTGATAACCTTCAAGGATAACAGGCTGTTCGGTCTTGTGGATAGTACGTGCCATTAACAGAAAAAATAAGTGGATTCAATCACGGATTCCGGTTCAAGGTCTCCAATGATCGGTGGTTCAGTCTCCGCTCCTATTTGGTGAGCGAAGTCTCGCAAGTAATCATGCTCTGCGAAGAGGTGCATATATGTCTCTCGTACAATTGCACTGAGAGAAGACATGTCGGTAGCACGACACAATACAGAATCATGAATGAGAGCGATCGGTGCGTCGAAACGTAACGCAGAAAAGTGGAGGAGCGAGGCATCAAGTGAATGTATTAGATTTGGTGCAGTTGCATTTTTGTGATGCTGTTTATCAACCTTGTCAGATTCATCAACAGCAACCTTTAATCTACAACGTCCATGAAGCTGTAGCTTGATCTCCTGTGTTTTTATTTTCATGAGCTTCTGTGTAACAACAAAGCCAGATGGTGTAACCCACGTTAGCTCTGTTTTACCACGATCGATTGCCTTAGCAACCTCAGACTCAATCCAAGACATGACAGCCATAGGACCAGGTACAACCTCATCCATAGCATTTCTAACAGCGACCACAGTCTTTGTCAAGTCATCTTTATCAATTTCAACACCCTTCTCCTTTAGTGCGTCCTTGATGTACCCACGGTTTGAGAAGGGCTTTGCATTGTAAGGTACGGTCATCACTACTCGCTTGACAGTTTTTCTATCCATATATAAGCGGATAGAGTTAGGACAGTAAGGAGTAGCAGTAGTAGCAACGACAGCATAAGCATCTTGCGGTTTATCAGATGGTAGTACGTTAACTAACTTAGCTGTGTTTTTATCTCTGGCGAGACCTGCTAGAATCTGTAATCCTGAACAGGTGGCGTCTACCGCCGTAGGAAGACATGTAAAGTTACGATCACATTTTAGCACGCAATGATAATACTCATCACATGCTGCAAGAAATTGCCATGGTTCATCAGCAGCTTCCCATTCGTGAATGTGGCGTATAGGATCAGAAGCGACACAAGAGATTATATGTGTGTTGTTCTTTACCCAGTCCAAACGTTCAGCCATAGGAGCTTTATCAAGACCATATGTTGTAGCAACTTGAAAGGCTAACCAGTCCTCTGCTTCAGGAGTCATATAAGACTTATCAGCAAACATCAGCAAACTTTTTCCAAAGTCTGTATCTTGGGGTGTGAGGAATGCAGGGATTGGATAGGCTCTACCTCTGTAATCAAACGACCACGGAATGTAGAATTTATCACGATCCTTAAACCTAGCAACTGCTTCCATCGTCATGCGTGTTCTACATGACTTTCTAAATTCTTGTGCTTGTAAGTTATGAACCTCAGCACAAGTTCTCCTGTATGATTTACGAGACTCTTCGTTCTCCTCAATATCTACAGGCTTGGGTGGTAGTTCATGATGAATAATAGGGAGAAACTTACCAACAGCTCGTTCCAATCTATCTAGCTCTTCCGCTACCCCTACAATAAAGGGGTTTAGCCGGTAAGCAACCTTCTGGATTTTGTTCAGAAAGTCCAGTGGTTTATCTCCCTGTATACGGTGGCCCGTACCACGCCGAACCATGTCATGACCACGCATTACCTCGTTTAGGATGTAACCCCCGTGCCTATCATTTTCCCAATTATTTGGTTCGATAAGCATAGGCCATGCAAGTGGACTAAATAGTTCAGCATCTCTCATCACTGCGTCCTTGATTTCTAAGAACGCTGGGGTTGGAATAACATACTGAGCACTTTTGCGTCCATCTCGTCTCTCATCCTTGTCAAACCAGCCGCTGCTTTGCATGATACAATCGAGCAACCAGCCCCCAAGTTTGATACGATTTGCACGCCCCCATGCATCCCACTGTTTGACATTGTAGCGGTTCATCAGGGTGCGGATAACAACTAGCTTTTGTTGTGTTCCAATAGAACGATGCCAGTAGTTATCTTTTAGTGTTTTGAGAAGACCAGGTGCATGTTTTTCATAGTGCCGCATTTGACACTCTTGTTCAACAGCAACCCCGATAGAATCACAAACGTTTGTAGCTAAACTGCTCTTTTCTTTGTATGAGAACACCTTGTCAAATGTAACTTTGACAGCGATAGCTGCAGCAGCAAGCGGTTCAACATCACTTAGGTATTGCTGTATTTCTCTGAATGCTATACCAGCATTACCTTTTCTTAAACGTGATGTAGTTGCTTCAATACGTGCCACCACAAGAGGCAGCAAGGTATCAATAGAAGCAGCTCCATACACACTAGCAGACGCATACTCTTTGCCTTCTAAGTCGCGTGTGTTCTTGTGTAGTTTCTTTAAACCTTGAGCAATAGCATCACGCTCAAGTTGTATCTGTTCATCAATCTGTTCGGGTGTTGGCATTAAGCATGAGTCTTCCAGTCTTCTTCAAAGTTATCCCAACCTGTTTCTGCGTCCTTGGGGATAGTGAATGTGCTTGGGTGGTAGCACTGAGCAAGTTCAGGATATGCTTCCCTAAGTTGCTCGAACTGTTCAAGATTAATTAGACTCATTAGATTTTACGGGTGCAATATGACGTAACTCATCATCAGTGCAGACGGTAAACTCTGCATCTTCAGCGATGAGTTGTTGAATACGATTCTCAGCAGCATGTGCTTTTTGGTAGACGTATTCTTTGATTTTACCTTTGTTATTCTTTGCGCGGATAATACAACATACTGAACTGGGAATCTCCCATCCGCGTAGCTTCCAGTCTTCAAACTCTTCCCACGTAGGAGTGACAAGGAATTCAGAGGGCATGTCCATCCATGCCTCCCAGTTGTTTGGAAAATACTTACCACTCATCGCATAATCTCACATTTTTAAGGAACTCTGTGCCACCGGACAATTCAGCAGCAGCCCACGCAGCGTGCTCTGAATCGGGTGCTAATAAATAGCAAACCTGACCATCTGTTTGTGTATATTCCCACTCTTTAAGAGAGGATTTCTGTAACTGCATTGGGTGCTCTTCTACGTTTTGCGCGTCGTGGTTTTGGTAGGTACGTGTCACGTTTAGCTAGTTCTAAATACTTAGCGTGCCATTGATGGTCTTCATCAAAGTAATGCAACCAACAATAGATTGCATTGCGAATGTAGAAGTCATCGTCGCGAGGTTTAACGTTTTCCATAGTATTTTGTGGTGATACGGTTTGCACGTTGCCAGATGATAGCAGTGCTAAACAATCCTACCATACCGACAACGGCAAGAATAATAGTTGATTCGTTCCAGATCATAGCTGCGTCCTTGGTGAATGTGTGATGAATGTGAGCGACAGAAAGAGGCGACAATGATGCCGCCTATCTGTTATTTAGTGTGACACATATGCCACTGTTTGTTACTTAAGGTTAGAAGTTACTGTTGAAGAAGTAGTATTCGGAGTCAAAGTACACCGTAAAGTAATCATGACGCAGCGATTGATGCCACACTAACTCCCAATCAATGGCATACTGTAACCAAGTAGGTAATGCATCCATCTCAGAAGAGTAGATATCACTCATCAAATCCTCACAGAATGTTGCCTCGTTACGATAACAACCAGCGTACGCTTCTTCGAGTTGTGATATCTCAATGACACCGTACGATGTCAACTCCTCCATAAATTGCTCGATATCAGCAACTGAGTCAGACTCAATAATTGTGGATACAGCTTCTTCGAAACGTGAAAGAGTTGGAGCAATCATAGTTGTGTGGATGTGTTGTTTGATGAGTGACAATAATCAGGCAGCAATCGGGAAGACAGCAACACCGTCAGCTTTGCAGTATTGGTTTACCCACTTACCGAAAGACTTGACATTGTGGAACAAGACGTCAAACATGGCATCCTCGTCGATGTTGCTGTAGAGATACTGATTCCCGTTCTTGTAGGTAACTAGTGCTTGATTGGTACAAGGTGATACTTCAAGTTGCTCAATGGATGTAGACTTGATAGCGTTACGTGCAGCAGGAAGAAAGAACATTGTGAATGTAAAATAGGGTGAACAAGTAGGTGTGAAACCTACATCTAACCACCGAAGTGGCTAGAGGTAAGTATCAGCAACCGGCAGGCAATGCGTCGTAGGTTTGTGTGAACTCAACACGCTTGCTGTCAACTAAGTTGGAGTTAATCCAGAAACCTAGTGACATGTTAGGATTGAGGATGAGGTTGGCAATAGCACGACGCGATACATTGGTGTAGTTATACACAGCACCATTTGTATATAGAACTGAAGCAGTGCCGGTAAGTAAGTCAACAGAGACACCGT